AGATAGAAAGACAATGAAATTGATTCGGTGGGGTTCAAAGGATGAAAATGGTAACGTGACTGCTGATAGAAACAGAATGATTCAGCTTGTAATTGATGAATTAAAGGATAGGCGTTGGCTATTGTACAGAGGAACAGTTGAACAATGGCATGAGTACTGGTTACACTGGTCACATATTTATCGAGTTTCAGAAGTGAATACTTTGGGTATAACTCAATACAAATGGATGAGAAGTGATAGGGATGACTGGGTTCATGCAACTGTATATTGGCGTATTGGTTTAGATAGGTTTGGTGGTAAAGGTGGTATTGTAGGAGTGAATGAAGACAGAAAGCCCAACAGTGTAATGATTGACCCTGGACATAGTGCTAGTTTTGATCCTAATAGGGTGTTTGGTGATGCTGAAAAGGAAAATGTTGAATGGTGGGCTGACGAAGATTCCAATGATTGGCGTGATATTTAATTTTCTGATATAATGTTTTTATATGGCAGATGATCTAAATAAAGGGTTCTATTCCCTTGAAAGCAATGTAAACAAAGTCAAAGGCTCGCAAGATGTGGAAACTGAACAAGGAGTTGTTTCAGATAAATTTCCAGAGCTTGTTTTAAATATGGATAATGACAAGCTTGGGAAGCTGACAGATGCTTGGCAAAAAACATGGAAGGAATCAACAGTTTATACAGAATGGAAGACAAAAGGAGAAATGAATGAAAAGTACTGGAAAGGACAGCATTATGGTGCTTCTAAGTTAAAGAATAAAGATCAGCCAATGGTTGATAATGTTATTTTTGAAGCTTTGGAGACGTATCTACCGCAAGTAATTCGCCGGAATCCTGATCCAATGGTTATACTTTCAAGAAAAGAGGAGCAAACAGATGAAAACTTTGCTTTTGCTTCTGAATTACAAAAAGAATTAGGAGAAATAGCAGATGAGTTAGTATTTCGTTTGAAATTAAAGAAAGGTACAAGGCATTGGGCTTTGTATTTGTTAGGAGTTTTTAAAGCAGGTTGGAATGTGGAAAGAGATAGGCCTGATTTTCAAGTTATTAGACCTCAAAAGATTATACTAGATCCAGAAGCAACGATTGACGAGGAAAAAGGGTATACTGGAGAATTTGTAGGGGAACATCGCAAAATGAGTGCTGAAGGAATGATTGAAACGTTGAAAAGCCTTGGTGGAGAATCTGGAGCTGAAAAAAAGGTTAAAGAGTTAGCAAAAGGAAGAAATAATGAACAAGCACTAGGTACTGAAATAGGGTTTATTGAATGGTGGACAAATGATTATATGTGTTGGACTTTGAACATGGAAGGTAAAAACCATGTATTATTGAAAAAGAAAAATCCACATTGGAATTATGACACTGAAGAAGAAGCACCTTATGACGACAACGGGGAGCCTGTTTTAGATGAGAATGGGCAAGTATTAAAAGAAAAGGTTGAATCTATTAATTTCTTTTCTGCTCCTAAGTCTCCTTTTATGTTCTTAACTGTATTTAATACAGGAAAACAGCCGATGGATGATACTTCATTGATTGGGCAAAACTTATCTAATCAAGATTTGATTAATAAGAGAAATAAGCAGATCGATAAAAATGCTGACAGTATGAATGGTGGTATGGTTGTATCTGGGGAGCGTTCAGGTTTAACGAAAGAGGAAGGAAAAGGGGTTTCTAAAGCTTTGCGTAATGGTGGAACTATATTTATACCTGCAGGAAGTGCAAATGATGCCGTTCAACGAATGAGTGCTCCAGGGTTGCCTGCTGATATATATAATCAATTACAAGATACACGAATTAGAGTTCGTGATATTTTTGGTACTCGTGGATCGAGTGCGGCAGGTTTGCAATCAGAACAAACAGTAAGAGGAAAAATGCAAAGTAGAATGCTTGATACTGACAGAATTGGTGGTGGTTTTAGTGAATATTTGGAACAGTTGGCTGATTCTGCTTATAATTGGTTTGCTCAATTATTGTATGTATATGACAAGCGTTATACTAATAAAAAACAGCCTAAAGTTGTTATTAGTGTGAAAGAAGGTTCTTTATTGCCTAAAGATTCATTAACTTTGGCTAATCAAGCAATTGAATTGGCTGGTGTTGGTAAAATGTCGTCAATTGATTTGTATAAAGCATTAGATTATCCAAATGCTGAAGAAATGGCTGCAAATGCTTGGCTTGAGTTTAACGCTCCAGAAGTATTATTTGAAAAAGATAATAGAATTGCTCAGGTTATGCAACAACGACAAGAATCGGCAGGAGCTCAACAGAAGCCACCAAGTGAATCAATGAGTTATAAAGATTTACCACCAGAAGGGAAAGCTCAGATGGCTGCAAAGGTTGGCGTACAGCTTGCTCCTGAAGGTATTGCACAGTATGAACAAACGCAAAAAATGTTTGATGCTAAAGTGAAATTATTAAATAAATAGTTTTATTGTGGTATACTAAATTTATATAGATGTTTTCGTTCTATTGCATCGTAAAAATAAATAGATCGTAATTAAACTTTAAAATAAAAACAATGGAAGATTTAAGTGTGGCAGACTTTGCAACAAAAGAAGGACGAGATCCTTTTCCAGTTGCAGGTGGAGACGATAACTCTACACCTTCGCCCAGTGAAACAAACGATGGAAATATTGACCCTGCTGTTGATGGGGATAATAATCAACAAGAAACATCTTCTTCAGAAGATACTAATGTACCATTTAACAAACACCCTCGATGGCAAGAACGTGAAGGGGAATGGAAAAGCCGTTTCAATGAACAAGAAGAACGCCATCAGAAGGATATCAAAGAGCTTAATGAGAAATTCAGTCAGTTTAGTAAACAGCCCGAAGTTCCAGAAGCCTCAGAGATTCCTTCATGGTTTGGTGGAAACCAAGAGGCATGGGAAGGATATTTAGCTCATGAGCAAGCTAAAATTGATAATGCTAAAGAAGAAGCAATAAAAAGTATTAGTGAGGCTCAGAGGGCATCTGACAAGCTTGTAGAAGAAGCCAATAATTACAGAAGTAAAGAGGTTGATTTTATAACTAATGACCGTGCTTTAAATCCAGATAGCTCTAAGGTTGATGTAAACAAGCTTACTAAATTTGTAGTAGACAATAATTTGGTTACTCCAGATGGGAAGTGGAATTATCGACTAGGTTGGGAGTTTATGCAAAAAGGAACAGTGAAACAAACAACTAACACGAATGATCGTAAAGAGCTTGCAGGAGCTACCACATCTTCAAAGCAGAAAGCTGAGAAGAAACCTGCAAACTATATGACTTCAGATGACTTTAAAAATCCAAACAATCGTGCTTGGTAAATAATAGTCATGTAGGTTTGCAATAATTTAATTATTAAAACCTATTAACATGGCAGAACTATACGGACAACGGATCCAAACAACGGTTCAGCAAAAATATCTTCCATATGTGGTTGATACTATTTTGAACTCAAATGTTTTATTTCAACGTGTTGTAAGAGCTTCAAAAAAATGGAGTGGTCGAACAATGCGAATTCCGATTAAGACTTCAAAGAATACAACAGGAACATCATTCCGAGGTTTTGACACTTTTTCAGTAGCTGCTACTGATAATCGTCAATTCATGGAATATACTCCTTCTTTTTATCAAATTACTTGTGCTTTACCAGGTGATGAATTATCTGTTGCCGATACAGAAGACAAGATTCTAGATTTGATGAAATTGACAATCCAATCTGATACAGAAGACATGGCAGATGATTTAGGAACAATCTTCTATGCTGATGGAACAGGAAATGGATCAAAAGACCCATTAGGATTAGCTGCTTTAGTTGATGACGGAACATCTGTTGCAACTATTGGTGGACTAAACCGAAACACTTATACAACTTTGCAAGGTACAGTAACTGCTTCAGGTGGTACTTTAACTTTGGCAAAGATCGATACACTTTGGAACAATGTAACATCAGGAGCTCAAAAACCTTCGGCGTTTTATACGACTGAGGCTGTATTTAGTTTCTATGGACAATTGTTAAGACCACAAGAACGAATCAACAAAGAAGCTTCATTGATGAAAGGACTACAAGCTGGAACTGGATTCACTGCATTAAGTTACATGGGTAAACCTGTATTAATGGATGAAAAATGTACTTCTGGAGTTTTATTCGCTTTACGTGAAGAGGACTTAGAATGGTATGCTTTACCATATAAATTCGGACAACCAGTTGCTTATAAATCACAAGTTGAAGGGAATGATTATTCTGCACCAATTGGATTAGGTTTCTCTTGGAGTGATTGGATTGTACCTGCAAATGCTGGTGGAGTAGTTGGACATGTTTACTTTGGTGGACAATTCGTAACACGAAATCCAAAACGACAAGGTAAATTAACAGGAATTACAAGTATCTAATTATCTAATTTAACTAATTAAGAATAAAACCATGACACAATTAACAGGAACAGGACCTCAAGTTGTATCACAAGGACTTTTTGAAGAAAAAGAAAGTGCTTTGCACAACGTAGGAGAGTTCATTCGGTCAAATGACGGTCGTTCTTATCGTTATTGTAAAGCAGGTGGAACAGCTTTAGCAGCTGGTAAACTTCAACAAGGAGTTGCAGAGGATACAGGGGATGCAAATCTTGCTATTGCTGCATCTGCGGCTGATACAAATACGATTACAACAACTTCAACAGTAACAGTTACAGCGAATCAATATGCAAACGGGTTTGTTGTAATTGCAGATGATGCAGGGGAAGGATTTATCTATGCTATTGATAGCCACCCTGCGGCAACTGCTGCGGTAGTTACTCTAACATTAAAAGATAACATCCAAGTTGCATTAACAACTTCAACAACAATCGACTTAATAAGCAATCCCTATGATGGTGTGATTATTTGTCCAACGACATTAACATCTACACCTCGAGGTGTTGCAGTAACAGCAATGACTGCGGCATATTATGGTTGGTTGCAAGTTGGTGGTCCGGCAAGTGTTTTAGCTGATGGTACTTTAACTATTGGTTTAGACGTTGTTGCTTCTGACAATACAGCGGGAGCAGTGGAAGTTACTGCAGATGGTGCACCAGAACAATTGCCAAAAGTAGGGCGAGTTCTAGCAGCTTCTTCAAGTACAGAATATGCAGCTATCGATTTAATGATGGTATAGATTATATTAGCTTTGCCCTGCTTTTCAGTGGGGCAAGGTTGATGATAAAAATGGTGCTTATATAATTTATTGGATTCACCACGCCAGTAGTTTAAAATCAAAAAGTATGAAAAAGAAATTTATCTTCCATAATTTTACAAACGAGGAATTTACAGCTTATTGGGATGGGAAACCATACACATTTCCACCTGGAGCAAAACAATATTACGTTGAAGGTATTGCAAGTGTATTTGCAAAGCATTTGGCAAATAGAGAGCTTATCAAGAAAGGTCTTGATCGTTCTACATCGCCGAAAAAACCTTCAGAAGTGCCTTTGTTTAAAGAATTGTATGATAAGGCTTTCTTGATTGAAGATTCTCCTGATATTAATAATCTTGAAATAGAAGATGTAAATACGATAGAAGATGAACCTTCAATGAACATTGAAGTAAAGAAAAAGGAACTTGTAGGAAAGCTTGATACAACAGAGCCAGAACAAGAATATGTAAAGCCTAAGACTAAAGCCAAGCCTAAGACTAAAAAATAGGTATGGAATTATTAAATCGATCAGAAATCAAAAATC